AGAAACAACCTTTGTTGTTGAATCCTCACCTCGCTGGTGGCAGTTTTGGAAACCCAAAGTAATGCACCAAGAGTTTAATGGTTCAGTTTGGGTGAAGGGGGAAGTAGTCCAAAGTTTTGCACCAGTGGTAGAAACCTTTAACACCAACGAGAAATGAAGGACCACAAGCCTAATAGAAAAGCCCGAAGGGCGATGCAGCGAGTCGGCAATAAAATAGCCGATCGCATATTCAAAAAACAAGCAATCAAAAAAGTACAAAGGGATGATACGGAAGAGGAAACACATCAGAGAGATTGAGAAGTATCTTGATATGCTAATGATTGACAATGTGAATATGACATTGCAAGCAAGCAGGTTCGGATGGACCCAGGACCTGCAGGATCAAATAACAAACAGCGCACTCCTGATCAGAAAGTACCAACGCAGGCTGCGACTAATCAAGATGTGATGGACAAGCTGATACAATTAATGAACAGAGACCTAGAAGAAAACGGAATCGAGAATGACTAAAGACACTGCACTACGAGAAGCCTACCTAACCCTAGAGGCTGCATACGAAAGAGCAAGAGAAGAGAACGCGCACATCCAATACCAATATGGCCTGGAGGATGCAATGGAAATATTAAACGACTACCGGGCAAGCCTGAAGTTCCAAGACACGATCAATGATAACACTAGACATAGATAAGAACCTGAAGATAGAGATATGGAATGCACTACTGCACCTCTCCATAGCCAACAGAGGAAAAGGAGACGGAACGCAAGAGCAACAATACGTAGGTCTACTAGGAGAGTACACGGTCAAGAGCCTGCTCGGAATAGATGAGATAGAGCTCAACGGCTTCGATGGAGGCTACGACCTGACGATCAACGGACGGAAGGTCGACATCAAAACGATGGGAAGAACGGTAGATCCACAGCCGCACTACGTGAATAACTTCATAGCCTACCAACAAGACTTCGACTGCGACTTCTATATCTTCTGCAGCCTGAACAAGGAAAAGAGCACAGTCACGATCTGCGGATACCAGGACAAGAAAACACTGCTAGAGGTCGCTGACTTCTTCCCGGAAGGCAGCACACGGTATAGAGATGACGGTACAAAGTTTAAGATGAAGGCTCCAACATACGAGATCAAGAACCAGGATCTAAAACCAATAAACAAACCGGAAGATCTATGGAGACTGCAGGATCAGAGCTGATGCTCATCAACAAACACAACTACAAGAGAATGGTAGACATCCTCGTGCAACTACATATGAGAGGCAAGCTCGCTCCTGACGAGCGAGAGTTTGTTGAGAAACTAGTTGACTTTCAGAGATAAGTGTAATACATTGGCTAAAAACAAAAGGGACTATGAAAAACTACACACACCACTTTGACATAGACGGCATAGATATATATGCTGTCGTATGGTACGAAGAAGGCCAGGACGGATCCTGGGACCTTCCCTACATTGCACCTTCACACGATGTGAGGCAAATGTGGATAGGAGACCAAGAGCTAGATCACAGCGACCTATACGACTACCTAGAGGAGCGCATCCAGGAGGAACTAGGAACACCGATATGATAGATGGATGGTTTTGCTACCTATGCTCTACGGGAGCAATTGATTATTATCGGAGAGATGATCAAAGACAACTCCGACAATCTTACTGCGGTACTACAACTAGAAGCTCTGTACACATCGATCAGCTTCTGTATAACATCAATAGAAAAGATCGAGCGCAGGATCCTGGACGCACAGATCAAGAACGGTAAACTAGAGATCGACATCCGGCAGCTCCGAAAGGAAAACAAGGAGCTAAAAGACAAGATCGAAGACCTACTAACAAGAGTGCAGCTGTAAAAGGCTGCATTTTTTTTTGGGATGGTATTGAAAAACAGTATATTAGTTCCGTGATGGTACGATTATTTCTCACAATACCTAATGAAACTGCTACAGCTGCTTGCAGCGAGACATAAAGATTGGGTCAATATGGCCTACAGCTTCGGCCTCCAAAAGGAGGACGCTGAAGACCTGGTCCAAGATATGTACATCAAGATGTACAACTTCACAACAGCAGAGAAGATTCAATACAATGATGACATCAACACGTTCTACGTGTACATCACAATGCGTAACCTCTTCTACGATAAGAAGAAACAGCACGTACCAACAATCAACATAGACACACTGCACAACCTACCGGAAGAAGACGAGAGTAATGACAAAGCAGCTCTCGAGCTCCTCCTGGACCGGATGGATCAATGCCTGCAAAAGCAGCATTGGTATGACCGTAAGATGTTCGAGATCTACTACGGCAACGGAGAAACCATAAGAGAGTTAAGCAAAGGAAGCAAGATCAGCTCAAGTTCAATATTCAACACGATAAAGAATGTCAGGGAAACAATCAAAGAGTACTGCAAAGAAGAGTACAAAGACTACAAAAAAAAGTAAGGGCCTCGGAGACACAGTCGAGAAGGTAACGAAAGCCACCGGCATCAAAGCTGCCGTGGATTGGTTCAGCGATGCGACAGGCATTGACTGCGGCTGCGATGCTCGCAAGGCAAAGCTAAACGAGCTGTTCCCGTACAAGAGCAAGGTGCTATGCCTTGAGAAAGAGGAGTACGATACACTCCAGGAGTTCTTCAGAACGTTCGACAAGAGAGAAGTAAAGGAGAAGTGGCAAGAGCCGCTGTCAAAGATTCACGCTCGCATCTTCCAACACAAATACTACGTGCCCTGCACCTGTAGCCCAAAAGAATGGAACAGAGTGATCCAGGACCTGAAGAAAGTACACAAGGAGTATGAAGGAGCTTGATCTGTTCAACATAATCAAGCTATGCTACATCCCGGACCTGGAGAAAAGCGAAAAGCAATACTCGAGCTTCGACTGCTACTCGTTGAGATACAAGATGGACATAGAGCTCAAGTGCCGCAGGACCCACTACGATGACCTGATCCTTGAAAAGAAGAAGTACGATGCGCTTATAAAAAGAGCGCAAGAGTTCGGAACCAGGGCCTTCTACATCAACAGCACTCCACAAGGGATCTACTCATTTAACCTATCCGCACTACAGGACCTAGAATGGGAAATGAAGTACCTACCAAAGAAGACGGACTTCCCGGAACGCTACCACATAGAGAAAGAGATAACGATGCTACCAATAGAGTTAGCAACAAGACTAGACGAGGAAAAATAAATTTGCGTAGTAACTTAATAGTTACGTAATTAGAACAAATCAAAAGGACTAACGATGAAATACTACACCTACAAAGACGTGATCAGAACCTTCACAGTCTTCATCCTAGCAACGCTAGCATTCGCAATTATCAATGGCCTACTTGAGCAGTGGGCACCAACAGGTGGATATGGCCTATAGTAGAAAGATGATACAGCTCCTGGACGGAAGCCAGGAGGAAAAGCTCATACTAGAAGAGCAAGCAATAGACGATGACTTCTACTACGGCTACCTAGGTAAAGCTGCGCTCTCAAGCAGCAGCCTAAAGCAACTACTGCAAAGCCCGAAGACATACCACTACCTGCAGAAGTACGCACAGCAGGACACCAAGAGCCTGCTGATCGGCAAGCTCTTCCATTGGGCAATACTAGAGCCTCACAAGATGGATGAGGTACACGTAGTGGATGTGCAAAGCCGGAACGCAAAAGCCTTCAAGGAGGCAAAGGAGGAGCATACAATGGTCATCACAAAGAAAGAGGAAGAAGAGATCCGAAGGCTGCAAGATGCGATGCTCCGAAACGAAAAGGTACTATCCTACCTAACCGGATCGCAGTTCGAAGTGCCCTGCGTAGATATGCTAGGCGGCTATGCCTTCCGGGCAAAGGCCGACATCATCCAGGACGGACACATCATCGATCTGAAAAGCACTACAGACCTGAAGGCATTCCCATACAGCGCAAGGAAGTACGGATATGATGTACAGGCCTACCTGTACTGCAACCTCTTCGATGTGCCCTACGAGAAGTTTCACTTCGTAGCGATAGACAAGAGCAGCCTGGACATAGGAGTCTACCACGTGAGCGAGGAGTTCTACCTCGCAGGCCGAGAGAAAGTGCAACAGGCGCTCGATCGGTACAAAACATTCTTCGTGGACAAAAACGATATCGACAGTTACTATATAGAAGAAACGCTTTAATGGAAAGAGTAAAAATAACACAGGTACGTCCTAACCCAAACAACCCGAGAACGATCAAAGGACACAAGTTCGAGAAGCTCGTAAAGAGCATCCAAGAGTTCCCGGAGATGCTAGACTTGAGACCTATAGTTGTTAACGATGAGATGATCGTGCTCGGAGGCAATATGCGCCTCCGGGCTTGTCAAGAGGCAGGCCTCAAAGAGGTGCCGATCATCAAAGCAAGCAACCTCACCGAGGACCAGGAGAAAGAGTTTATTATAAAGGACAATAGCTCCTTCGGAGAATGGGATTGGGATGCCCTAGCAAACGATTGGGAAGCCGAAGACTTACTAGAGTGGGGAATGGACTTCCCCGAGGATTGGGCACAGCTAGACGAAGAGGAAGCAACAGACGATCACTACGAGCCTACAGAGCAAACAGAGATGTACGTCAAGCAAGGAGACCTAATAACCTTCCACAAAGCAGGAGAAGAGGTACACAGACTCATCTGCGATGACAGCACCTCACACGAGGTGGTGGAGAGACTCACAGGAGAAGAATACTACGACCTGGTAGTGACGGATCCACCATACAATGTGGACTACGAAGGCAGCAACGGCCTGAAGATCCAAAACGATAAGATGGGTGACGAAGACTTTATGCAGTTCCTCCAGGGCTTCTACGATGCGAATGCAGAGAAGACAAAGAAAGGAGGAGGATGGTATGTCTTTCACGCTGACAGCGCAAGCAACGCATTCCGACTAGGATGGCAAAGAAGCGGCCTGCTCCTCAAGCAGTGCCTGATATGGGTAAAGAACAGCATCGTCCTAGGAAGGCAAGACTACCAATGGAAACACGAGCCAATCCTATACGGATGGAAAGAGGGAGCAGGACACTACTTCACAAACGATAGAACAAAACCTACGGTAATAGAAAAAGAGGTAGACTTCAGCAAGATGAAGAAAGACGAGCTAGTAAAACTGCTCGAAGAAATCAATGAAGGACCAAGCACGATCATACACCACGACAAACCAAGTAAGAATGACGTGCATCCAACAATGAAACCTATCCCACTAGTAGGAGACCTGGTAAAAAACAGCAGCAAGAGAGGACAGATCGTAGGAGACCCATTCTCCGGATCAGGAAGCACAATGGTAGCCTGTCACCAACTAGGAAGAAAATGCTACGGAATAGAACTAGACCCAAAATACTGTCAGGTCATTATAGACCGGATGCAGCAACTAGACGAACACATAACAATTAAAATAAACGGAGAGCAGGTATAAGCAAACGTTCTTATTTCTCGGCCTTCAGCCCAAATCCCTGAAGGTATTGGTTTGGTAATGCCGGAGTAGTGTCGCTTACACTACCCGGCCTCTCCTATTTACAACTATGGCAGCTAACAAAACTTTACAGACTAAAAAGCTCCTGATCGAAGCAATGGAACAGAGCCTCGGTGTAGTGACACAGGCCTGCAAGACAGTAGGAGTATCAAGAGTAACGTACTACGACTACTACAATAACGATCCGGAATTCAAGAAAGCAGTAGACGAGCTACAAAACGTGGCCCTGGACTTTGCGGAAAGCCAACTGCATAAGCAGATTAAGCAGGGGAGTACCTCTGCGACAATCTTCTACCTGAAGACCAAAGGCAAGAACAGAGGATACATTGAGCGCCAGGAGATACAGCACGATACGGACACAGGCTTCAACATCACAATCGTAGATGCAGCTAGAGACTAATGTTGTATTCAGACACCTACTCCAAGCTGACAAGAAGATAATCATAGAGCAAGGAGGTACCCGATCAGGAAAGACCTACAACATCCTGATATGGATAATCTACTATTGCCTATCCGAAGCGAAGGGACAAACAATAACCATATGCCGGAAGACCTTCCCGGCAGTACGATCATCAGTGATGAGAGACTTCTTCGAGATCCTCGAAAGAGTCGGACAATACAATCCAGGCAATCACAACAAGAGCTCACACGAATATATGCTAGGAGGCAATATGGTGGAGTTCATCTCACTAGATCAGCCACAGAAGGTAAGAGGACGCAAGAGGGACCTGCTGTATATCAATGAGGCAAACGAGCTGCACTACGAAGATTGGCAGCAGCTCATCCTCCGGACCAACGGAAGAGTAATCATTGACTACAACCCGAGTGATGAATACCATTGGATATACGACAAGGTTATACCAAGAAACGATGCAGAGTTCCACAAGACCACATACCTAGACAATCCATTCCTACCACAGACGATCGTGGATGAGATCGAGAGGCTCAAGGAAACAGACGAACAGTATTGGCAGGTATACGGACTAGGAGAGAGAGGAGCGTCCAAGGCGCTCATCTTCCAATACCACGAAACAGACAAGGTCCCGGAGGGAGCAAGACAGGTAGCAATGGGAATGGACTTCGGGTTCACAAACGACCCTACAACACTCGTGGTAGCCTACGAATACGATGGAGACCTATACTTTGATGAGAAGCTATACCAAACAGGACTAACCAACAGAGACATTCACAAGACGCTCCAGGGAATGAACCTGGACCGTAGAGCAGAGATATTCGCTGATAGTGCAGAACCGAAGAGCATCAAGGAGCTGCAGTTGTTCGGGTGGAACATCAAGCCGACAGCCAAAGGACCGGACAGCGTAATGGCCGGTATCGATATGCTCAAGAGACACAAGATCTACATCACCAAGGGAAGCGTAAACCTCATCAAAGAGATGAGAAACTACAAGTGGGTAGAGGACACAAACGGCAAGATCCTAAACAAACCAATCGATCAATACAATCACGCTATCGATGCAATGAGATATGCGACATACAATAGAATGAGCAGACCGAACTACGGAAGATACGCAGTAAGGTAAATTTCAAACAGAACAAGAAAAATCAGTTACTTATATATGGAGGTAGAGATCATTGTCCCGGAAGGATTGCACGAGATACCACTAGATCAATATCAACGCTTCGTCTCGCTCCAAAGCGAAGACGAGATGTTCATAGCACAGAAAGCTATTGAGATCTTCTGCAACGTGCCCTTGATCATCGTTAACAATATGCCCTACAAGGAGGTAGCCAGGATCAGCAAACGCATCTTCGGATACTTCGAGAAGAAGCATATGCTGAAGACGAAGACCAGGATCAAAGACAAGAAGTTCGGATTCATACCGAACCTGGAGGATATAACCTTCGGAGAGTATGTGGACCTGGACGGCACGATCGTAGAGTGGGAAACGATGCACAATGCAATGGCTATCCTCTACAGGCCGGTAACGGAAGAGAAAGGAGAGCTGTATCGTATCGAAGAATACGAGAGCAGCCACAAGTATAAAGACACAATGAAGCAAGTCACGATGGACGTGGTCTTTGGTGCGTTGGTTTTTTTTTGGACTTTAGGAACGGAATTGTCGATAGCTATGGTGGACTCTTTGGAGGCACAGGAGAAGGATACAGTAGCGGAGAAAACTTCGCTCGAAAGTGGGGATGGTACACAAGCTTCTATGCACTCGCTCAAGGAGACCCTACAAGGTTTGAGAAAGTGGCTAGACTCTCCTTACATACAGCTATGATGTACCTAGAGTTCGAGAAAGAGAAGATAGAACTAGAACAACAGATGTTGAAAAAGAAATGACAGGATACTACGACTTACTAGAGAAGCTAAAAACAACGCTCGAGGCTAGCCCGAGCATCACCACTGTAACGACAGGAGACCTGCTCGAGGTGGACCTAGCAAAGCAAACGATATTCCCACTAGCGCACATCGTAGTGCAGAACGTGACCTTTGCAGATCACGTGATGACATTCAACGTAAGCATCCTGTTTGCAGATGTGGTAGACTACAACAAAGACGATCCAAGAGAAGACATTCCATTCAGAGGCAATAACAATGAGCAAGACGTGCACAACACGATGCTCCAGGTAGCCAACAAGCTATGGACCGATATGAGCAGAGGAACAATCTTTAGCGACCTGTATCAGATTGAAGGCGCTCCGAGTGCGGAGCCATTCGTAGAGCGCTTCGACAATGAGCTAGCAGGATGGGATATGACATTGAACATAAGTATATCAAACAGAGATATCAGTGCCTGCGTTTGATCCTAAACACCTAGAAGAAACCTTCGACAAGTTCGGGAAGTATGTCGTGCAGCAAGCACGAACAAACCTCACGAAGAAGAAGAAGAACGTAAGCAAGAAGCTGTACAACTCAATCGGCTATGCTAGCAAGCCTAGTAAGAGTGGAGTGAGCTTCAGCTTCGAGTTCTTTATGGAGGACTACGGAGAGTTCCAGGACAAAGGTGTGAGTGGGATCAAGAAGAAGTACAACACACCGTACAGCTTCAAGAACAAGAAGCCTCCAATCGGACCACTAGACAAGTGGATCGTGAAGAGAGGATTCAAAAGCATCAGAGACGAGAAAGGAAGGTTCATCAAGAGACGCAGCCTAGCCTTCGCAATACAGAACAAGATCTACAGAGACGGCATCAAGCCAAGTCACTTCTTCAGCCGGGCCTTTGCCCTGGGCTACAAGAGGATGCCTCAAGAGATCAGAAAAGCCTTCAAGCTAGACATTGAAGAATTTATGAAGTACACACTAAAAGATATATTCTAATGCCGATCGTATCACCAACAAGTTTAGTAGGAGCACGAAGCCCAATCTATATCACGGCAAACTACTCGAGCCTCTCCTCGTCCCTAACGGATGTGGAGTTCGAGATATTCATCTGGACCGGAGCAAGAAACTCCAAACCAGGATCAGCACAGTACACCTTGTTCCGTGACGTGTTTGCAGGAACCGATGTATCGTTCGACATCGCACCAATGGTGAGAGAATACCTATCCAACGCATACGAGAACTTCGATGGGGAAGACATTGCCTACGCACCTGATGGTAGTGTGGTATGGGTACAGATAGACTACACGGTGAACTATGTCAACAAGGCTAATCCACCTCAAACAATTAACGATACAGGAAGCTCGGACATCTTCGAAGCAAGCAACGGCTACCACATATTCATTGAGGCGGCTAACAAAGAGGTGAACAAAGGCTTCGCAAGTGTCAATGTAGAGAAATACATCAAGAACACCGGGAACGAGACGGTCCCGGTATACCTTGGTAAATGGGGAGAAGGCTACGATATCTATTGGGCATACAAGGATAGAGTAGTAGCAGACGGAGGAACAGTAGAAGGCGGCAGCGCCTGTGCTAACATCGGGCTACATCAAGTAGAATACCTCGGAGATAGCGGATACAATGTAGACCTGCCTATTACTGAAGCAGACCTACAAGGCCTCCAGGCCGAGGAACGTATAATGCTACTGCCGTGCGGTGTTACTAATCTTACAGCCTGGCTAGACAGCGTAGGAGAGCCTCTGACCTATGTAAACTACTACGACCTGAACCTGAAAGACAAAGACGGAACAACACTTGATACCAGGAGATTCTATCCGACCTGCGAAGCGAAGTACACACCGAGCGTAATGCAGTTCGTGAACAAGAACGGAGTGTGGGAAAGCGTAACTTTCTTCAAGAGAAGCGAAGAGACAATAGACGCATCAGGAGAACAGTACAGAAAATCAATCGGATCATCGTCAGCATCCGGATTCAGCTACTCCACTACAAACCCACTATACCAACGTTACAACGTAAACGGAAGAAAGAGATTCACTCTCAATACAGGATGGGTAGGAGAAGACTACAAGAACATTATAGAGCAGATGCTGATCAGCGAGCGAGTGATGCTTGATGACGTGCCGGTCAATGTATCAACACAGAACATCACTCTGCAGAAGAGCGTAAACGACAGAAACATCAACTACACCATTGAGGTAGAAGAAGCATTCGACATCCGATATGTATAAAGTAACCCTATATATTGACGGAGAGAGAGCCGACCTGTTCCAGGACGAAAGCATCGAGATGAACATCACGACACAGAACGTGAGCGACATCTCCAAGGTGTTCAGTGACTACAGCAAAGGCTTCACGATCCCGGCTTCGCCAACAAACAATGCTATCTTCAAGCACTACTACAACGTAGATATCAATGGAGGCTTTGACGCAAGCCTCCGAGTAGATGCATTCATCGAGATCAACAGCAACGTGTTCAGAGACGGAGTCCTAGAGCTCGAGGAGGTACAGATGAAAGACGGAGAGGCCTATGCCTACTCCGTATCGTTCTACAGCAACACAACAGCCCTGAAGGACCTGTTCGGAGAGGACAGGCTAAACGACCTGGACCTATCAGCTCAAGACCACGACTACAATGATACGAACATTGTAACAGGGCTAAACGGATACGTAAGCGGAACGGATAGCAGCATTATCTATCCCCTTATCTCACCTGTAGCAAATTGGTACTACAACACGGATGGTAGTGACCACTCACCGAATAACATAAGCTACCATAGCGGACACAATGAACACGGAGTATTCTACTACGATCTCAAACCTGCAATCAAGATCCAAAAGATCATAGACGCAATAGAAAGCAAGTACAGCGTCACCTTCGAGAGCGACTTCTTCGACAGCGCTGACTTCGGTAAACTATTTATGTGGTGTCACCGGAGAGCAGGATATATGTTCAAAGATCAACCGAACGGATTCACTCCTCAAAAGATAAACTTTACTTCTGCTTCAAACCCAGACTTTGACCTAACTACCGATGAGTATATTATTGATGCAGGTAACATTACTACTGCTGATGTACAAATCACAACAACCTCATCGGACACTTACAAGGTATATGTGTATGTCAATGACGAGTTACATACTTGGAGAGAGGTTACAGGAAATGCTTCTGCATTGACTTTAGATTTGCCAAGTTTTAGTATTGGGGATAGAGTGCAAATTAGATTTTCTCCTCCAGAAGATTGGGATGCTTCTGCAATTACCTTAAACACATCACAAGCATACTTTCGTATCACACCTACTACAGGTGTAACGGCAACGAGAAGCACATCTCAAAGTATTACAAGTACAGTTGAAGTGTCTGCACAAATGCCAGAGCAGAAGATTAGTGACTTTATAGGAAGCCTTCTACGAGCTTTCAACTTGGTTATTGTACCCACGGCTCCGAACAAGTACGACATCGAGCCTCTAGACGATTGGTACGGAGAAGGCACAACAAGAGAGATCAGTCAATATGTGGACACCACAGAGACTACAATCAAAAGAACGGAACTCTACAGAAGGATAGAGTTCAAGTACAATGAAACAGAAGCAATACTCGGAGAGCAGTATAGACTGCAGAACGATATTGGCTATGGTGATCTACGTGCCGACTTCGACTTCGATGGAGAAGAGTTTGATGTTGAGGTGGGCTTTGACCATATGCTCTTCGAAAGACTCTCCAACCAAAATGGAGGAGCGTTAACTACGATAGGTGTAGGCAAGAGCATTACGAGAGAGGTAGAGCCGTATATCGGTTCACCACTTATATTTTATGTGGCCGGACAGATACGAGGGACAGAGCAATTCGCATACATCAATATGAGCGATGCTGAAAGCGCAAAGACTGACTTCCACCTGATCAGCAATGTGAATAGCGATGTAGTAACGAGTGTAACCAAGACTCTCAACTTCGGAACGGAGGTAGATCCATACCTACTACAAGCGTTCTCCACAGGACTATACAGCACCTACTGGAAAGACTACATAACAGACCTATACGATACAAGCAGAAGGCTGTTCGTATACAAGGCCAATTTGCCTCTGGGCATAATGTTGGCCCTGAAGACAAACGACAAGCTCACAATCCAGGAGAGAAACTACAGGATCAACAATGTGGACCTGAACCTCACCACCGGAGAAGCAACACTTGAACTACTCAATGACGTATGATAAAGGCAATACTAGACCTGCTACCCTTGGTAGAAGCAAAGACAGACACGATAGCGATAGCAAAAGGTAAGTACGAGAAAAAGAACAACAGATGGCGATCAAAGAAACAGTACAAATAGACGTAGAGTCAAACGCAACGGACCAAACTAACGAGTTGGTCGGTGCGATCAATGAGCTCAAGGATGCTATCAAGGAGATGTCCACAGGCCTTGAGAAAGGCCTAGGAGATGTCAATAAGGAGCTAGGAGACACCAAGAAGAGTGTAGAGGCTGTAGAGACAGCAGCCGAGAACAGCTCAAAAGGAGTAGGCAAGCTATCGAAAGCATTTGGAAACATCGGTAAGGCCTCCGGAATCATCTTCCTCGTGGAGAAGGCAATGGAGATCCTGTACGACCTATTCAACAATAACCAAAGAGTCGTAGATATATTCAACACGGCCTTCAACTTCCTGCAGATAGCCTTCAGCGACTTCGTGAAGTTCATCGAGAACAACATAGGAGGCATCACAGGATTCTTCAAAGGCATCTTCGAAGATCCGAAGGCAGCGATGATATCGTTCAAGGATGCATTCGTAGCAAATATCGTAGAGCGCTTTGAATCGTTTCTTGATACGCTCGGCTTCCTAGCTAGCGCAGTAAAGAAAGTCTTCTCCGGAGACTTTAGCGGAGCGCTTGACGATGTTAAGAACGCAGGATCAGAGATGGTCGATGTCTTCACCGGAGTAGACGGAACAGTCGGTAAAGTTGTAGAAGGGACCAAGAAGGTAGCAGGAGCCGTAGCAGACTATACCAAGAAGACCTACGAAGCAGCAGGAGCAATGACGGACCTGAACAAGCAGGCCGAACTCGCTGATGTTATAAACCAGGGCCTGATAGAGAAGTACGATCTACAAGCGGAGCAACAGAGACAGCTCCGTGATGACGAGAGAAACACGATCGAGGAACGTATAGCAGCAAACGATAAGCTAGGCGAAATCCTAGATGAACAGGAAGCAGCAATGCGAGCCAATGCTAACATCAGGCTCAAGCAAGCTCAAATGAATGCTGAACTAGACGCTAACAATGTCGAGTTCCAAAGAGAGCTGATAGATGCAAAGAATGAGGTAGCTGCAGTAGACGCACAGATCGCAGGATTCAGATCCGAACAACTATCGAACCAGGAAGCACTCGAGCGTGAACTGCTCGAGATCGCAAGAGGCAAGAAAGAAGCCGAGATCGATGCTAACGAGATAGCGAAGCAAGCAGCCATAGACCAAGAGGAAAACGTGCTCAATCGCCTACAGCTAGAGAAGGAACTAGCCGAGGAAACCAAGAACGCAAGAGTCAGCATTATCGAAGACGAGCTAGCACTCACAAAAGAGGGCACGGCCCGATACCAGGAGCTGCTAGATGAGAAGCTACTCCTCGAAGCGGAGTACGCAGCAGAAAGCAAGCGCATCGACTACGACACAGAGATGACAAAACGTGAGCAGCGTCAAGAAACGATGGCTGCAGCATACGAACTCACAAAGCAAGGACTAGAAGCAGTATCAGCATTGACAGAAGCCTTCGCAGGAGAGAGCGAAGAACAGCAGCGTAGAGCCTTCAATGTGCAGAAGGCCCTATCAGCAGCAAGCACAGTGATCAGCACAATAGAAGGTGCCCAGGCTGCATACACCACAGCACAGAAGAGTCCAATCACGGCAGTCTTCCCTGGTTACCCTGCGGTCCAGGCCGGTCTAGCAACAGCATTCGGTATAGCGAAGCTCAAGCAGATACAGAACCAACAGTTCCAAGGAGCATCAGTAGGAACAAGCTCTGCACCGACAAGTGCAGGACCAAGACCTTCAACTCCACAATTCAATGTTGTAGGAACGAGCGGAATTAACCAACTTGCACAGACGATCGGACAAGAGCGTCCGGTACGAGCATACGTGGTGGGAAGCGATGTATCGACACAACAGCAACTAGATAGAAAACGAGTAAAAACAGCATCATTATGAAAATAGTAGAACTGATACTAGACGAGGAAGAAATGATGGCCGGAGTACAGGCCATCTCAATCGTTGAGTACCCTGCAATCGAAGAGAACTTCGTAAAGTTGAGCAAGGACCAGGAGATCAAGCTCGCTGAAGTAGACAGCGAGAGACGCATCCTGATGGGACCGGCACTCATACCAAACAAGACGATCTACCGTAAAAACGGAGAAGAGGAATACTACATCTACTTCTCGAGAGACACGATCCGCAAAGTGAGCGAGATGTTCCTAACCAAAGGAAACCAAAACAAAAGCACACTAGAGCATCAAATCGACCTACAAGGATTGAGTGTAGTCGAGTCGTGGATCGTAGAAGGAGAGCAAGACAAGAGCAAAGCCTACGGAATGGATATGCCGATCGGAACCTGGATGGTATCGATGAAGGTATACAATGAGGACGTATGGGAAAAGTACGTGAAGACCGGAAGAGTAAAAGGCTTCTCCATAGAAGGCTACTTTGCCGACAAGGTGAATATGGGAACACAGGTGGACCCGGAAGAAGAAGCGGAAGCGATGCTCGAGATCATCCGTGAGGAACTGCAGAAGGAGCAGCTCGAAAGCTACGGAGGATACCCTGATGCAGTGAGCAACAATGCGAAACGAGGCATCGAGCTAAACGAGAAGGTCAACAATAAGTGTGCGACCCAGGTCGGAAAAGTGAGAGCGCAACAGCTCGCACAAAAAGAGGCCGTAAGCCTTGAGACGATCAAAAGAATGTATAGCTACTTATCAAGAGCCGAAGAGTACTACGATGAAGGAGACAGCGAAGCCTGCGGTACAATCAGCTACTTGCTATGGGGTGGAAAGGCCGGTAAGCGTTGGGCCGAGAGCAAGCTCCGAGAGCTTGACGAGTTAAAAAACGTTTCGAAAAATGCAACAAATGAAGAATAACTAGTTATTTATATATGAAAGCGACAGAGACTCTAAACAAAATTGCACATCTCTTGAACGTAGACTTGTCTGCACAAGAGGAAGTAAAGCTCGAGCAAGTAAAGCTCGAGAACGGAACAGTAATCGAAGCAGAAGCCTTCGAAGCAGGTGAATCAGTATTCATCGTAACGGAAGACGAGCGAGTAGCTCTACCGATCGGAGAGTACGATCTAGAAGGTGGCCAGGTGCTTGTAGTAGCGGAAGAAGGTGTTATCGCTGAACTACGTGAAGCAGGAGAAGAAGAGCCGGCAGCAGAAGAAGTAGCTGATCGATGAGATCAAGGCAATGATGTCTCCGAAAGAGGAAGAGATGAGCGAAGAGGTTCAAGAAGAACCTAAAGAAGAGGCTAAAGAGGAGCTTTCAGCTGCACCGGCAGCGAAGCCTATCAAGTCAAACCCTGAAGTTAAGCAGCAGCCGTCAATGAAGGCCTTCGCACACAATGCGAAGAGCACTACCCTGGACCGAGTACTAGCTAAAATCTCACAGCGATAATGAAGCAGGTAGAAAAGATTTGGTCAGAGATGGCCGCAAAGAAAGCAAAGCTCTCATCAGAGAAAGTCGAGCTAGCAACTGTTAAAGAGATAGCAACAATGACCAAGCGAGCTCGTAGATGGGAAGCTGAAGTAAATGGTCAAGTTATGAAAATCAGAGATTTAGTAGACGAGATCAATAGAGCAGTAGACGAAGCTCGAAGCGACTACAGTAAAGCAGAAGCACTTGCTGCTGATTTAGAGAGAGCAATCGTATCTGCTAACGCAGCAGCTGAAGATCTAGGAATAAACTCTGATAGCATCAAAGAACTGTCTGACGGCCTTGAAGCAATTGGAGATCTAGACTACGGTCTAACAGAGTTAGATGAAATGATTACTGCATACAAATCAATCTAGGATGAAAGCACTATACAACCTCTGGTCTGATATGGCCAAGCCAAAACAAGAACTAGCGTCACAGGAAGTAAAGCTATCTGCGGTAGACGAGCTTGAAAAAAACACAGATATCCTAATTAATGACGCAGGAGAATTAGAAGATCTGATTTTAGACTTTGAACAACATATGGACCGTGCGTATGGAGTATATGTAGATCTAAAGCAATTAGCAGAAGCCCTTGATCGTGATCAAACCGATCTTGAGTCGGACATCGATAAACTTCAAGCAGCGGCAAAAGAACTAGGTGTTGATGTTCCAGCTGTAGATCAAGCGTCACGTGCAATGATGATTGCTGATGAAGCAAGAGGAAAGGCAGAAGACATAATCAACAAATACAACTTATAATTTAATCAAAAACGAATAGAAAATGGCTACAACAGTATCTATTACTACAACTTACGCAGGTGAATTTGCCGGTAAGTACGTGTCAGCAGCACTATTGTCTGCCGACACAATTGAAGGCGGTGGTATCACCGTTAAACCAAATGTGAAGTACAAAGAAGTAATGAAGAAGCTAGCAACTGACGCAATCGTCAAAGATGCTACTTGTGACTTTGCTGATACTTCAACAGTAACCTTGACAGAGCGCATCTTGCAACCTGAAGAGTTCCAAGTGAACCTTGAGCTTTGTAAGAAAGACTTCCGTTCTGATTGGGAAGCAATCCAAATGGGCTACTCTGCCTACGATCAATTGCCTCCGAGCTTCGCTGACTTCCTATTGGGTCACGTGATCGCTAAAGTTGCAGAGAAGATGGAGAACAACATCTGGCAAGGTACTAACGCTACTGCAGGTGAGTTCGATGGCTTCGAAACATTGTGGGAAGCTGACTCTGACGTAGTAGACGTAACAGGTACTTCTGTTACTGCTGCAAACGTAATCACAGAGATGGGCAAAGTAGTAGACGCAATCCCAACTGCTGTATACGGCAAAGAGGACTTGTACATCTACGTATCACAGAACGTTGCTCGTGCTTACGTACGTGCTCTTGGTGGCTTCGGTGCATCAGGCTTGGGTGCGAATGGTGTGAATAACCAAGGTACTACTTGGTTCAACGGTCAAGACTTGGCTTTCGACGGTGTAAAAATCTTCGTAGCACCTGGTCTTGCTGACGATACTATGGCAGCAGCACAGAAGAGCAACTTGTTCTTCGGTACAGGCTTGTTGAGCGACCATAACGAAGTTAAGCTAATCGATATGGCTGACTTGGACGGATCGCAAAACGTACGTGTGGTAATGCGCTTCACAGCAGGTATCCAATACGGTATCGGCTCTGAAATCGTACTCTACAATTAAGAAGTAGAACATAGATGAATAGAAGGGCAGGTGGGCAAAAGCCTGTCTGCCCTTTTTGATTAACGAATAAAAGAAAAGAAATAATGGCGTGCGATTTAACCCAGGGCCGCAAGGCTCCTTGTAAAGACGTAGTAGGTGGTATCACAGCAGTATACTTTGCAGACTTCGGAGATGCAGGTGCAGCAACACTTGGATCAGACGGAGAGGTAACCGACTTTGCTAACGACTTTACAGTTTACAAGTACGAGTTGAAAGGAAACAGCTCATTCGAGCAAGCAATCAACTCAAGCCGTGAGAACGGAACAACGTTCTTCGAGCAAACACTAAACCTTACCTTGCCTAAATTAAGCAAGGAGGATAATAACGAGATCAAGCTACTAGCTTACGGTCGTCCACAGATCTTTGTTCAAGACTATAACGATAACTGCTTCGCAGTAGGTCTAGAACACGGTGCAGAGGTAACCGGAGGAACTATCGTTACAGGTGCAGCAATGGGTGACCTATCAGGTTACACCTTGACATTCACAGCGCAAGAGGTGCTACCGGCTAACTTCCTAGACGGAGCGACTGCTGCTTCACCATTCGGTGGATTGTCTACATCAACAGTCTCTGTAACTGAAGGAACTAACTCTTAATCAGCCCAAGAGTAGTAAACAAGAGGGACGGCAATGAGCCGTCCCTTTTTTTTTGGACAAAACTGAAATTTTCAGTTATTTATATATGCACATAGTAAGAACAGACAATCAACTCTTGAAACTCGTTCCTAGATCATACACCACGGACCAGGTGGTGGTGACAGTAACGAATGAAACGACAAACACGTCAGATCAGGAGACGATCACTCCGGTAGCATCAGGAAACTATATGAACATCACCGGAACGTTTACTTTTGCGGAAGGGATTTTTTATTATTTTGTGGTGACTCAAGGAGGAACCGAGATCTACAGAGGCAAGATCTTCTGCACGGATCAGACGGATCTAGAGAAGTACACTACAAACGAGGGACAATACACTTCCTACGCAAAAGCTAACGCAAACGAATACATTACGATATAATGAAGGTACACAGCATTAACCTTTCTAGCTACACACGACCTGCGATTGTCGAGCAACGCAATAAGGACTACGTTGAATACGGAGAGGATAACAACTACTACCAATACCTGATAGACAGGTACAACGGTAGCCCTACGAACAACGCTATTGTAAACGCTATAAGCGACCTTATCTTCGGAAAAGGTATCGATGCTACAGACAGCAGCAAAAAGCCCAATGAGTACGCTCAAATGCGTTCTCTGATACATCCGGACTGCCTACGCAAGGTGGCAGCCGATCTAAAAATGATGGGCCAATGTGCATTCCAGGTCATCTACGCAAAAGACAGAAGAGTTGCCCAGGTAGAACATATGCCGATTCAAACGCTCCGTGCAGAGAAGATGAATGACGATGGAGACATCGAAGCATACTACCACTGCGCTGATTGGACCAAGGTAAGCCCACAATACAAGCCGGAACGCATCCCTGCGTTCGGTCAGAGCAATGAAAGCCTGGAGATCCTGGTGGTACGTCCTTACAAAGCAGGATTCTACTACTACAGCCCGGTAGACTACCAAGGAGGCCTTCCATATGCAGAGCTAGAAGAAGAGATAGCCAACTACCACCTGAATAACATCAAGAACGGTATGGCTCCGAGTATGTTGATCAACTTCAACAATGGAGTGCCGGATGAGGAGGAGCGTATGCTGATCGAGAGACGCATTCTCGAGAAGTGGTCAGGGTCAAGCAATGCAGGCCGAGCAATCATTGCCTTCAATGAGAGCAAAGAGCTAGCAGCGACTATCGACCCGGTGCAGCTGTCGGACGCAGCAGCACAATACGAGTTCCTATCAGGAGAATCAATGCAGAAGCTGATGGTAGCACACCGAGTGACATCACCAATGCTTCTAGGTATCAAGGATAACTCCGGACTAGGAAACAATGCCGAGGAGATCGAAACAGCAACACTACTATTCGATAATACGGTGATTCGTCCATTCCAGGAGTTGCTGATCAATGCGATCGAGCAGATCCTAGCAGTAAACGACATCAACCTAGATCTATACTTCCGCACATTGCAGCCTTTAGAGTTTACGGACCGTAGTGCAGCAGCGACAAAGGAAGAAACAGAGAAAGAAACAGGAGAGAAGCTATCAGCAGACTGCGGATGCAAGACAGAGCTCAAAGACGAAGACGATCCTTGCGAGCCAGGGTACGTTATGGTCGGTACAAAAATGAAGGACGGCAAGAAAGTGCCGAACTGCGTACCTGAAGAAGAGTTTAATGCCGTAGCAGATGCACTGATCGACCTAGGCGAAGAGATAGACGAAGAAGAGTGGGAACTTGTAGACGAAAGAGAGGTCGACTACGATCAAGAGGAGGCTCTAGACAAGATGATCGGCCTAGCAAGTACCGGAACAGCACGACCTAGAGCGAAGAGCGAGCAGGATGCGGAGAAAGATGGAGTGCAGTTCCTAGTACGCTACCAATACTCACCAAAGAAAGCAGGATCCAAAAGCAGAGAGTTCTGCAGAAAGATGGTATCTGCAAACAAGGTCTACAGAAAAGAGGACATCGTATCCCTAGACAATAAAGCAGTAAATGCGGGATTCGGCCCTGAAGGAGCCGCAACCTACAGCATATGGCTATACAAAGGAGGACCAAGATGTCACCACAAATGGTTTAGAAAGACCTATATGAGCCGCAATGGAGTCAAGCCGGACCCAAGCTCACCGAACGCAAAAACGGTCAGCAGAAGCGAAGCTAGAAAGGCAGGATTCAATCCACCGAGCAATCCTAACAAGGTAAGTGTGGCTCCAAACAAAATGAAGAACAAAGGATTCCTCAATCCGAAGAGTCCTAAAGACATTCAACCCGGAATCTAATGGCTACAGCACTATTCATAAAAAGAGATGACCTGGTACGCAACACGTTCCTATCCGGGAACGTAGACACGGACAAGTTCCTACAGTTCATCAAGATCGCACAAGAGGTACATATACAGCAGTACCTCGGGACCAAGCTATACAACAAGATCTCAAACGACATTATCGGAGGTACGCTCACCGGGAACTACCAAACCCTGGTAGACAGCTACGTGCAGCCAATGCTCATCCATTGGGCTATGACAGAGTACCTGCCGTTTGCTGCTTTTACAGCAAGCAACGGAGGCATCTACAAGCGCCAGGTGGAAAATGGAGAAACGGCATCGAGAGACGATATCTCCTTCCTGATCGAGAAGGAAAGAAACCTAGCCGAGTACTACACTCGCAGGTTTATAGACTATATGAGCTTCAACAATAACCTCTTCCCGGAATACAATCAAAACCAGGATGAGGACATATACCCACTAAAAGACAGTACATTTAGCGGATGGATGTTGTAAAGAAATACAAGACTACACCAAAGAAGAAAAACATCAGGAAGCTCAAGGTCTACCTGAAAAAGATAGAGAATAAAAATGGCAAGTGACGAAAAAGGCTACGGAGCGATATACGGTCAAACGTGGTGGGGAAGCGGAGACGCTTTCACTAACACGATAGGATGGGGATCAGCGATCTTCTACATCCTGGACCCGGCTCAATTTCAAAACAGGGCTCTAGCAGACGGAGCAACAATGGAGGCATTCGAATGCGTCTCCAAGCAACTGCGTAGATATCCCCAGGCCGATCGTGGCCGTCAACTGATGGATGCATACGATACACGAGTAGAAGCAGCAGGAGGTGATACGGAAGCGAGAACCTGTACTATTAACGAATTAAATGAATTGTTCTAATGAGTTTATATAAAGATGCGAGTCTGGTAATGATACCCTCTGCTTACAAAG